GCCAGGAGATGAAAGAAATACTGCAGCAGGTCTAAGGACCTATAATGCTGCAGAAACACATGAACGCGTGTCTGAAATTCCGATTGATGAATGGAATTGTGACTTCCTTGAAGGATCTTTCTTAGATCAGTCTTGGGATGACCTTTGGGAAAAAGGTAGTAACTATCTTGAGAAAGGAAAAGAATGGTGTTCAGTAAATCAGAAGTACCTGAAGATTGCTGCTGTTGCAGCTGTTGGATTGGCAGGCGCTTATTATATGACTCGTAATCGAGATTGTTATGAAGCGGAGCCTCAACATGTTAAAGGGAAAGGAAAGAATAAGTCAAGATCCAATGGTGTTAAAGTAAAACGAGGAGGAGTTAAAGTCCCCTGGAAAGCGTCTGGTGGAGTTGAAGATGAACCCACTGATTACGTTGAGTTTGAAGATACAGACCGTGGAAAGGCTCTTTATAATGAGGAAAATGAATACTATTTTGATGAAATGGATGCCTACGAAGGTAGACCTGATTATAGGGCCTTCGGACAAGGAGCGCGTGAATATGAAATGCGTGAGGTGTTATCCAAGAAGCCAGCTGTTCCTAGCATGCGTGATGATTCAAAAATCAAACGTGCTATATACACCAGCAAGAAGAGAATTATTAAAGCAGATCGAAAAGAAGTTGATCGCTTTATTGCTGCTGCCCGTGATAAATTAGCTCAGAAGCTAAGAGAACGGGAAGTTAAGATGTTGAAACAGAGTTGGAATGCGAATGACCTGTCAACAGGAGTTTATAAGTTATATGACGATAAGAAACGTTATAGATGTAACTGTACCCTGGTTGGACAACGTATGTTTATAGTTAATCATGTGATTGATGAGTCACTTAATGTTAATTATACTGCTGTGAATCATCAGCATTCAATACAATTGCCTTTAGAGAAGTTTGTATTATGGACTGATGAAGTAGGTTACATACCTGTTAGTGGAATTCCGTCACCGTTTAAGAATAAGTCACTCAAGGTTTTAGACGATGCTTCTATAATTTCAGTTTTTGGATATGGAAATGGTGAAAAGAGTTCACCCGATGTGATACAAGGCTATGCGAGTACCTTGGGGTGGTGTAATGCCCCCACACGTCCTGGAGACTGCTCTTCACCTGTGCTAACTGTAGATGGATCTATAGTAGGTTTCTGGACACATGGAAATGGCAAAGATTTTGGCCGTTTTGAACCAGTTACTGAACAGTTAATAGCTGCTGTAAAGGAGGATGCACATACTGTGCATACGGGACTGCTTTTTCGGTCTCGCCCTCTCTCCCAGAATCTTTGATTGAGAGACCGTTCTTTGAACGGTATCCTTCTCAATTTTTGGAGAAGGATGGGGCCCCTTTATTTGTAGAGGAACCAATAGTTAGTGATGACCATTTTAGATGGTTGCCAGAAATATATTTTCCCATAGTCATGGGAGTGAGGCGTTTTCCGCGCTATAAAAATGCTCGGTCTCCCGATATATTTGTACAAGCGTACATTGATAATGTCGGTATTGTGAGAGAGGCTGAGTGGGGACTTCCTACACCAAACCAGGAAGCAGCATATAAGTCTTTTAGCAAGTATGCAAAAGATATCCCATGGATGTCAGAACATCAAGTCAAGTCAATGAACTTGGCGTGGGAGTGGACAGAACAACATTTCTATCCATATATGGGTGGTGCTAGAATTCGTAGTGTAGCAGAAGTCGTTCAAGACTTAGATAAGACTACATCATCCGGTTTTCCATTTAATGCTCATTATCCGAAGAAGTCGGATTTGTTTGAGAACTGCCCGGAAATTATTCCGTGGTTGGAAAAGGATTGGGACAATTTGATGGATAGTAATTATTCATTTGTTTTTACAAATTCTTTAAAGGAAGAGATAAGACCTGAGGTTAAAACCAAGCAGAATAAGATTCGTACGTTTACCGCAGGCGCAGTCGATGGTACTGTTCATGGAAATCGA